CAGGTAGAAGATGAGTCTGAAAATGCTGTTATTCAGATCGTAAAGGATGCAGCAGCAAGAACTGCAAGGGACGCAGGAGACGGAACAACAACATCAACCGTTTTAGTTTACGAGATCGTAAAAGAGATTATGAAGACACGAGACGATAAGGTGCTTAATGTAACCGAGGTTCGCCGTGGAATTGAGGATGCAGCAAAGGAACTCATTGAAGAGATTGAGAGACTAAAGGAAGACGTAGGGGATGACGAAACCCTTGAAAACATTGCAAAGATTTCGGGTAATAATGACGAAGAAATTGGTAAAATGATGCTTGATGTGTATTCCAAGGTAGGTAAAGAGGGGGCTATTCGTATTGAGGAAACACAAAACGATAAGACAACGGTAGACCTTATTAACGGTTGTCAGATTGAGAGCGGTTATTCTGCACGAAACTTCGTAACTAATTATTCAAAGAATACCATGGAGTACGAGGATGTGTTGCTTTTTGTGACCGATAATAAGTTTGAAAATTCTATTCATGAAATAGTAAGGCCTATTGAGATTGCTCAGGAAGCACAAAAACCACTTGTTATTATTTGTGGAGGAATGGAGGGAGAGCCGTTGTTTACCTTGATTGCAAATAAGGTGCAAAGAAAGGTTCCTATTGGCGTCATTGAAGCCCCATACTTCGGAGATGAAAGAATGGATGTTTTGGAAGACGTTGCTGCAATGACGGGCGCAATGCTTGTGTCTGACGCAAGAGGAGACAATGTTGACGAAATGACCATTGAAGACATGGGGTTTGCCGATAAGATTATATCAGGTGAATCAACGACAACTATCATTGGACGACATGGAGATCAGGGCAACATAGACGAAAGGGTTGAGTACATTAAAAATCAAAAAGAAGAAGACAAGAATGGGGATATGGCATGGAGGCTCAATCAAAGACTGGCTTCTCTTACCTCTGGTGTTGGTGTTATATATGCAGGAGGGAAGTCTGAGTCTGAGATGAAAGACGTATACTATAGGCTTGAAGACGCTCTCGCAGCCACAAAATCAGCTCTCAATAACGGATATGTTATTGGCGGAGGGATGGCTTATTACAATGCAGCAATTGCCGTTAAAGAGAAACACGGAAAAGAAAACCCGTCATATATTGAAGGTTGGAATGCAATGATAAACGCAGCAAAGAAGCCTGTAGAGTGGATCGTGAAGAATGCTACTGGTAACGGAGTTTTAGTAGACATTGGTGGAAATATTGGATTTGACGCTATATCATGCAAGTCGGCAGATTTATTTGAACTTGGCATCATTGATCCTTTTCAGGTTGTTAAGTCTTGTATCAACAATGCGTCTTCGGTGTCTTCAATGTTAATAACAACCAACGTTATAATAACAAATAAAATTAGAAAAAAATGAATCCAGAAGGCATAATAAGAAAAATATCAATCGGAGACCTAAAACAGGGGATTACATATAAAGTTGGGCAAGAGATGCTTGGCGGAAAGATTGTAATTAAATCAATCTTATTAGACCCTGAATCAACAATTAGCCTTGGAAGTTCAAAGTATAATATAATGGTTCAGGAAGAAGGCTCTGATGTTATAAGATTATGGAAATCCTTTATAGGAATGCCAGTTGCAATTGAATATGATATAAAACAAGAAGAATATGTTTAAACCAAAAAACGGTCGTGTTATCGTAGAACTCGATGATCTTTATAAAAAAGAGATTGAGATAGGCGGTAAGAAGTTCTTATTAGACCATAAGTTTAGAAGGATGTATAATGCCGTACAGAACGCAATTGTAGTTGCTGCAGACGATAATACGGAGCTAAAAAAAGGTGATAAGGTTTACGTACACCACTTCGTTACAGAAGACGAACATAGAGTACCTGTTAAAGGAAAAGAATACAGGTGGTTAGAATATAAACAAATTTATTGCAGAGTGAGAAACGGAATATTAAAAACATTGTCAGATTTCGTATTGGTCGAACCGATCAAATATGACGAGTCTAATTTTAAGAAGGAGTCAAATTCCGGTATACTACTAACACGAAAGCAGGGTACGGAGTATGTTGATAGAGTGGGGAAGGTGAAGTATCTTGGAAAGACGGCCGAGGATGCCGGGTTGAAGGAGGGAGATAAAATACTATTCAATAAGAATTGTGAGTATGACATAAACATTGAAGGGGAAACTTTATACCGAATGGAACTTCGTGATGTTATTACTGTTATTGATGAAAACGCAGAATTCACGGTATGAAAAAAATAAAGGAATTTCTGTTAGATGAATACGGAGGGGCAGACCTAAGCTCAGAGGGGCTTAGCCTGTCTCTTCATAAGTTAATAGATTATGTTTTATCTGTTTATCTAAGGGATGGGGAGCAAGCTAAGGTTCTTATCTTGAATGACCGCAAAAAGAATGCGATAGAGAATTATAAGATAAGTAAGCAGGATGCGAATGTACTGATTAAAAACAGAAGCAGTATCGTTTCTGGAATGATAACAAAGGTTATGACCATTGAACATGAGAGGAACTTCGAATTATATGTTAGTGCGTTGGAGGCGTCTACCATATTGCTTGACATAGTTAGAAGACCAATTGATGATAAGTTGGAAGACGAAAAATGGCTGAGCGCTTTAAAGGCAAAGCGACAGGGGTTCATGGATGCAAAGGAACTGGTTGATCAGGCGCACAAAATAGCAGAAGAGATGACCGGCATGAGTAATGCAGACATTGAAGATCACGCAGATCAATCAGAGTTCCGTGGCGGTGTAGCAGAGAGGTTTGCCCGTAAAGCAGACGAAAGGCGCAAAAATAAGAAAAATATTTGATAAATCCAAAAAAAATCCGTATATTTGTGATAAATAGTTAAATTTTATGAATTTTGAATATTATTCTGTTCAGCTTACAGATACAGTAGGGGAGACCAAGAATATAAACGGGATAGACATAATCCTTCCCAGGAAACCGGGAAGAAATAAAATAGAACACTACTTCAAGAAAAAGTCAAATCAGAAATGGCAGAGGTTTAGTTTGCCTGATGGTTTTGATTGGACTAAGCCAGAGAACGAATATACGGAAGAAGAATTGGCGTTCATTGACAATGATTTCGACAGACGGCTGAACGGTGTTTGGCTAATGATCAATGGGAAACCAACTTGGATAACCGGGCTTCATTATTATTACTTACAATGGTGTAAGATTGACGTTGGGTATCCAGATTATAGAGATCGAGACCGGGATTTCTTCCTTTTTTGGGAAGCTTGTGTTGTAGACCCAAATTCATATGGAATGTTAATGGTTAAGCACAGAAGAGAGGGGGCTACATACAAAGGTTCTGCTATACTTCTTGAGTCAATCACGAGAAGTTTCAGGGCTAACGGTGGTATACTTAGTAAAACGGGTGATGACGCTAAAGAGTTCTTTCACAAGGTTGTTAAAATGTTTAGGTCTCTTCCGAGGTTTTACCAGCCAATTATTGCCGGTACGGACAACCCTAAGACCGTATTAGAGTTTGATAAACCAGGAGAGAGAATTACAAGAAAAGCTAAAAATGTAAAAAAATCAGAGGCGCTTGAAAGTAAAATTGAAAGGAAAAACACATCAGAAAACTCTTTCGACTCTTATAAACTATTAAGATTTGTTTCTGACGAGGGAGGTAAGTGGGAAGAGGCTGATGTAAGTAAAAACTGGAAAGTGGTAAGGCCAACGCTAACACAGGGTAGAAGAATAGTTGGGAAAGCATTTTTCCCTTCCACGGTTAACGAAATGACCAAAAAAGGAGGGAAAAACTTTAAGAAGATGTGGGACGACAGCGATCAAAACGATCGCACGAAGAACAATCAAACACGATCCGGTTTATACAGGTATTTCAAACCGGCATATGAGGGGTTAGAAGGTTTTATAGATGAGTTTGGTAATTCGGTAATTGAAACACCTAAGGAGCCGGTAATGGGTATAGATGGAGAATGGATCACGATAGGTTCTAAAGAATACTTAGACAACGAGAGGGAAGCATTGAAAAATGATCCAGCCTCCCTCGCTGAGTTTAAGCGACAATATCCGTACACGCCTGAAGAAGCGTTTATGGTGGAGGTAAACCAATGTTCTTTTAATGTTGAATTTTTGTATAGCCAAATAGAGTGGAACACAATGTTTGCCGGTAAACTTATCACTCAGGGGGACTTTATCTGGACAGATGGGTTTGGAGGCAATGTTAAGTTTATACCGACAAAGGCGGGGAAATGGCTTGTTCTGTGGATACCACACGAAGATATGCAGAACAAGAGAATTGTGAGAAACGGAAGGGTGTTCCCCGGAAACATGGACGAATTGTGTTCGGGGGTTGACCCGTATGATCACAGCACGACAACAGATGGAAGGATGTCTAAAGCTGCTTCTTATATGTTTAGAGTGTTTAATCCGGCAATGTCAGACGAAACAAACATGTTTGTGGCTGAGTATATTAATAGACCGCCAACTGTCTTTATGTTTTATGAAGATATGCTGAAACAGGCTATTTTTTATGGAAGCCAGTTGTTGGTGGAAAATCAGAAGGTGGGTCTTATTAATTGGATTATCGAAAAGGGGTTCTCTGGATATTTAATGAACCGACCTGAAATAACTCAGACAAAATATAGTCGTGCGCAAAAAACGCCGGGGCTGCCAACAAGCGGAGATTCTGTTCGTGATTCATTGATAGGGGCATTAGAGAATTATGTATATAATGCAGTTGGTTATGATACGGAAACGGGCTCAATAGGGAATCTGTATTTTAATAGGTTGGCAGAGGATTTATTGAAGTTTGAGGCAGACAATTGGACAAAATATGACGCATCTGTAGCTGCTGGGTTAACGCTTTTAGCGTCTAAGAAATATGTAAGAAAACCGAATAACGACAATAATAATAAGAAATTAGTAAGAGTTTACGATATACGACATAATAGATCAAAATTAGTTAGATAATGGGAGAATTTATTGGTTTTCCAAATCCGTTAGCAAGAGAATCCGAAAAGGAAAGCAAGGATTATGGTTTATCGTTCTTTAAGGCTATGTATCGAGCATGGGCGGGAGAAAATGAAACCTTGCTTGATCAGAGGTCAATAAGATACCGTAGAGCGAGACAATATGCTGGCGGGTATCAAGACGAAGATCAATATAAAGACCTTTTAAATAAAGAAGGAGACCTTTCTTATTTGAACCTTAATTGGGATATTGTTCCGATTATACCAAAGTTTATAGACTTGGTGGTAAACAGTATAACAAATTACGAGTTTGACATAAAGGCGAGAGCTATAGACCCGGTGTCTTCAGATAAAAGAAAGAAGAAGGAAATGGACTTAAAGACTAAGATGCTTAGTAAAAAGTTCATGAAAGAGCTTCAGGAAATATCTGGAATGCCGTTAGTTGAAGACAATGAATTTATACCTGAGACGGAGGATGAGGTAAACCTGTTTATGCAGCTTAGTTATAAACAGGCTTCAGAGATCGCAATAGAGCAGGGGCTTGAACTTGCAATGACAATAAACGATTGGACTGAGTTATCAAAACGAATAGTGCGTGATCTTGTGGTGTTGGGTATTTCTTCTGTAAAAACAGAGCTTGATCACAGGGGTGTTATTATAAGGTATGCTGACCCTGAGTTCTTGGTTACATCGACATCAGAACACCCGGATTTCAAAGATATTACATGGGCCGGAGAAATTAGAAGGGTACGCATTAGCGACCTGAAAGCAGAGGCCGGGAATCAAATATCTGAAAAAGAATATGAACACATTGCCGATAGATTCAGGGGAAGGCACGGAAATCCAACTTCTTTTGACAGACAGCCGTATATGGACGGCACTTTTACAAGGTATGATTATGACAGGTTCTTGGTTGATGTATTGGAGGGTCAATTCATAGTTCCTAACAAATTGCGTGCAGAGAAAAAATATAACAGGTATGGTAATTATACTATTCATCGTAAAG